TGTCGTTCAGCGCAATGCCGGACTTGATGCGAATGATCTTGCTGCCTACGCCCGTTTTATAGATCGCCCGCAGCTCATCCCAGTCAACGCGGCTACTGGTCATGCGGTTGCTTGACTGGGCGTTGCGACGGTTGGCCAGCTTGTTGGTGAGGCTGGTGATGCCGTCTGCGAATCTGCGGGGGAAGCTGGGCATGTTATGTCCTATAGTAGATCGGCGTAACTTGGCCGCTGTTTTTCGATTAGCATATCAGATACGGCGTCCATCATCGGGTCAAGTGTATCATCGTGCGAAGCATTCGGAAAACTTGTTGCTTCGTTTAGTATATCAGACAACCACTCTGAGTCTTCTGGCAATACTACGTTTCCCGCCTGAACATGGGGTGCAGCATCCATAGCCCTAGACACCTTGTCTATGCTTCGGGGTATTCCGTCGACTGGAACCTTCTTCTGCTTTAGCTGCTGAATCAAGCCGGTTCCGCTTGCCTTGTCTTCTACCTTGAATTGCCTGAGCGTACCCATAATGCGAGGCTCTGCTTTGTGCTTATCCCAAAACGCCTTGGCAATTACTAGCAGCTCCGGTGCTTCCCACTTGCCGCGCACCATGTCGATCAGGTATATGCGCCCGTCTTCGCCCATGCCCCAGCACTGGAACACGCTGTAGTCGTTCTGTTCTTTGGTCTTCTGTGCGGTGTCTGCGTAGATGGCACGGTATTTGATTTTGGGCAGGACTTTATAATACTGCCACCACTCATCTTTGAATATGCCGCCGCCTATTGGGGCTGGTCGCTGTAGATATTGACCGGCAAACACGTAACCGTTGGTGTCGCGTATGCGGTGCAGCGTGTCTAGCCCGAACTGCTCAGGCCAGAATGACTTCTCATCTTCGGTAAGCGCTGGAATGTTTAGGTGCTCCCAGTCCTCGCCGTTGCCGCCGTCAAGTAGCCAGCCACTAAGGTCTGACTCGTGCAACCGCTGCATTATGACGATGATGGCAGTGTCACGGCTGTTCTTGCGGCTTTCCATTGTGGTGGCAAACCAGTCCAGCACGTTCTGCCGCATCGTTGGGCTGTTGGCTTCACCAGCCTTGTGAGGGTCATCAATGATAATCGCCCCGCCAAAGTCGGCACGCATCTTGCCCGCGCCATAGCCCGTAATTGTTCCTTCCGCGCCGGTAGCGTAGACGATGCCGCCTTGCGCCGTTCTAAACTCATCCTTGGCGCGTGAATCGCCAGACATTGACGTGTGCCCGAATACCTCCAGATACCTCTCATGCTGCATGATAGCTCGAACGGCGTAAGCGTTGGCCGTGGCTAGGCGCTTTGAATAGCTGGCATGTATGAACTCGGAGTCTGGGAAGTTGCCCATGCACCAGGCAATGAAGTTGATTACCGCCAGCTCTGTCTTTCCTGATCGCGGTGGGACGTTAATAATTAACCGCTTACAGTCACCAATAACGACGCGCTCAAGGGCATTGCATATTGCATCTTGGTGCCAGTTTCGCTTTATGTCTGTGCCCTTGCGCGCCTGGAACATTGTTCGAATAAAAGTTAGTAGGTCGGTCCTGTTCTCTGCTACATCACTTGGGGTCATGCTTGGCACGCAATGCGGCTAGAACGGCGGCTCCGTGGTCTTTTGGGGTCATGCTTGCGTCTGAGCTTGTGTGGTCTACCTGCTGCTTGTCGTGCCAACTAAACCTGTTCTTCATGTTAAAGATCCAGACTGTTGCGTTGCCGTCCGCGCCTGTTGTCATCTTGCGGCCTTGACGCTCCCACCACACTTGGCATAAGTCTTGCCCGCTTTTTACGGTTCGTCGAAAATCGTCAGAATCCTCAAGCAAGGTGCCCCATGCCGACTCACCCAAGGCAAGGAGGCATCGCATTTCAACCGCGCTGCCGCCCTCCTGCCCGCAGTCCATTATGATCTGCTTCCAGTCTTGCGTAAGGTCTTCTACGGTTGTTCTTGGCCTGCCTACGGGTCTAGTTATCTTGTCCATATAATACCCTTACTTTAATCTGCTCTATATTGCTAGGAGCAAGAGTGTAGCTATTCGACTTGCTTAAATTTTCAAAGGCCCATAACGGCTGTAGATTGTTCAGTGAGTTTATCACAGCCGGATCTTTTACGCCCAAACCTACAAGCTCCGAAACACTTGTGCGGTGGTCTATGTGCCAGTCGCCATGATTATTCCAGCTCATCCCATTTTCAAACAAGGATTCTATGTGGTCAACCAAATCTTGCCTTGAGTATCCAATAATTGATTCTGTCTTTGTCGCCTTTCTTTTTCCAGTAAGCGCAAGAACTCTATAAACCATTTTTCTTGCGACAGTTCCTGCTATAAATTTAGGGCAGCTTTTCTTTGAATAGTAATACTTTAGCCCTATAGCCTTTTCTTTCGCTTTGGGGTTTTTTTCTGCCCACTGACTTGCTCGATAAATGTATTTTTCTTTATTCCTAAGGTATTCTTCTGCTTTTCTTTTTTGCGTGTAGCTGAGGGTTTGACCTTGCATTCCTGCGAGTGTTGGATTTTAAAGTTTCTGAGTTTGCCAAGTAATAATCCCTTGACTTTTTCTTTTCTAGCTCTGGATTCTTGGCCTTGCGAATGGCATAAGAACATCATGCCCAATTTCTTCGGCTTTCTTTTTATTGTAACTGTTACGGCATACCTTGCACGCGGACATCGTGCCAGCTTTTGATTCGCTTCGCTTGTGGTATTCGCTTAATGGCTTGTTTTCTTTGCAGCGTGTACATATTTTCATAGCTATCACCGTTTAGCTTCACCGAAAAGGGTTTGCGGAAGCGACTCGGTGAAGTCGCTTGTCGGCTGGCCAGCCTATCCGCCCGTTTATTATACACCACCCACAATAAAAAAACCACCCGAAGGTGGCAAAGGTGCCTGTTACAGATGCGCACATCAGGCTTAGCACATCCGACTACATCGCCGTCGGCAGGCTGAAAACTTGGGTCGCCCATCCGGCGTATGTAAGCAAAGAGGCCGGGAGGACTTGCATCACGTCTGCTGCCTAATTAAAACCCCTTAGCAAGCTTGCGCAGGACCAGGGCCGTGTTAGCGTTATTATAACGTCACTCGAACCGTCAGCGCAACAGCTTCACCTAGCACCAACACGCCAGGCTGCACTTTCCATGCCGTGTAGTGGAGCGAAGGGAAAGCAACCGGGCAGACAACAGCCTTATCCCCTTCATCTCCATAACAAGACCTGTAGCCCCGAACAGCCCCAACATAAACAGCCCCGCGCCAGTTGCCCCACTGCTTGCTCCAACCGTAAGCGGCTATGGCTGTGGTTCGTTTGTAGCTGTTACTGAACCGGCCAATCAATAAACCATTATGCTCTACTGCTAGCAGCTTGTGGTTGTTGTTGTAGTCGTTTTTATAGCCTGTGGCTACGTGGTAGCTAAGCCCGCCAGCATGGATTGAGGTTTCTGCTAGGGTGGGTGTTGCTGTGAGTGCCAGGATTAAGCTGGCAGCTATGGCTAGTGTTTTCATGGTTTTATAACCCTGAAGCCATTTCAATAATTGCGTCAGCTATTACGCCAACGTCGGTCTCGCCCCTTAGCTGGTTTAGGGTTTTTATTAGTTGGGTGCGGTCTGTTTGGGCCTGGGTGCGGATTGGGCGGAACGCTCCGGCTGCCAACATTCCAAAGGCATGCTTCTCTGGAACGTAGTAAATATAATCTCCGCACCTTTTTGCCAATATTTCGCATTCAATGTAAATACCCGGCGACTCAATTACTTGGCATCTTTCACGAACTATCGGGAACCACGCTTCTACAGGGCGCGGCGTGTAGCGGTCGGTTCCCCAGTCCTTGTTTTCAACCGGCACATATTGATTTTTATGCCACCAACCGTCAACCGTGCAGAAAACATCTGCATTGCAGTCGTAATGCGTTGCGCCTTCCGGTGCCTCTGCCCAATCTGGCTTGCTCATATCGTTCTCCAATGCCCTGTGCGGGCCTTCTAGTCGTGTTGGTAGGGTAGCTTAGGTTAATCGGTGTTCGTGGCCTGTGCGGCTCCCTGCACCCCGTCAACCTCGCATTGCGCACAGTGACCCACCCACCCGATAAACTCCTCTTCGTGCCAGCTTGTAACGGTGGCCTGGCAGGCTGGGCAGGACGCTTTGACTTTCTCTATACCTTGGCGCGCACATGGTG